CACGAAAACGTTAGTAAAGTCGTTATAAGTTTCAGCAGAAGCAATAGATCTAATAATAAATGTCTTTGTTATATTTTTAATATACGATGCTGGATATCCAAATTCAATAACTATTTTTTCTGAGCCTTTAATGCCAGGAAAATCAAGCAAGCCGAAGTCATCAACAAGTACTAATTTACCTGTGAGGTACGGCATTGAGATGTGCTCAAACATACTAAGTTCGACTGACGTTTGAATAATATCAATCTCATCAGTAACAGTGCCTGAATTTATTTTAAAATTATAGCCAGGTATTTTTAACGAGAGCTTTGTTAAATCAAAGGTTTCTGGCGTAAAGTTGGTGTTTGGATTCATTGAACAAGAAGCCTCTGGTATTCGTCTTGAATTCGCCTTGCAACCTCTGGCGTAAATATTTTAATTTGTGACAGATTATCATTGTTTTCTATAAAGAGTTGTTGTATAGTTTTACCAGTATATCCAAGATTATTTAAAGTAAAGGGAAGATTATCTACGCCTCCATCAATTTGCCTTGGAAGATCTACTATATTACCATTAGCGTCTTCATAATGATGCACGCTTTCATACTGCGCAAATGATTGTTGAGCCACAATCCCAAAACTATCCGGATCTGCAGCGGGAGAACCTGTCCAAAGTCCTATGTCTTTTTCGCCCTTTTGAGACCAAAGTTCTTGAGAGCCTCCTGGCAATCCGTAGCTAGATAGAGTGACAATACCAGTGGCTCTAACTCCTCGTGCTAATTCAGGAGCAGAGAAAGTTATAGTAGGAGCAGATTTATAATCATCTCCGCCATCAATAACTGTTACGCCTGACACTTCTCCATCTTCATTTAACTCTGGCACCGCTACAGCTCCACCGCCGCCTCCACCCGAAAATGAAATAGTAGGAATATCTGTATAACCAGATCCTCCATTAGTAATAGCTATAGAAGCAACTTCAACAATAGGCTTAACAATAAGATGCCCAAGGTCTAAGTCCTTTTTAATAATTTTACCCTTGAAAGGTGGATTATCAAATGTCCCATCAATATCTTTTTTTGCAATAAGATCATTAACAAAAAACTCTGACTGAAGATTCGAATTTGTTTTAATTGTAGTATTAGGATAATATAACTTAAGATAATCATATACTTCAGATGGAGTAAACGGCCAACCTTGCGTTCTTAATTTTTCATTTAATAAATAGAACTGCCAATAATAATCGGTAGTTCCATATAAGTTTTGAGATAATACATCGGGTCTCTCGCCGTTCGGAATAACTATTTCGGTATATACCCCTATTTGATCAGACAGTTGATCTATAATATCAATATAAGTCGTTAAATTTTGAAACGCTGCTTGCGAATTCTCGTTACCGAAATTATAAGCAACAAGTGGAAAGTTTGTAAAAAAAGTCATTATCCAGCTCCAGCACCTGTTAAGTAATCATTATAATCGTGACCATCATTTTCAACATCGTTTCTATTAAGAGTTCTTTCTTCAACAAAATTTAGACTAATATCTACTTCTTGAGGATTTCCATCTGTATGAAATGCCATTGCATTAGGGTTATAAACTGCATCAAAGCCTTGAAGAAAACATGGCAACAAACCAGTTGCTACTTGCTTAGTTTCTCCTGGTATCCCAGCATTTAAAAAGTTTCCATATTCCATTGTTATATTAAATTTAGATGGATATTTTAAAGTAAGACTTGTTCCTTGAGCCTGGCTTATCGGCACGCCTATGTCTGGGTACATTGCAACTCTAAACCATTTTATCATTTTTTTAATAACTTCTGACTCTTTTGCTGAAGTAGGAATTAATTTAAATTGAAACCTAAACGTTCTAAGCCCCACACCGTTTAAAATATTTCTATTATTTGGATTGATGGTCACTCCAGTAGAAGTAGCAATCGCCCCTGCTATTTGAGGCGCACCAAATCTTTTAGCTGTTCTTTGCACCGCCGCGGCAGCGCCGGCGTCACCTAGATCACCAAATGCCGCTGCTGCAATATCACTCATGATACTTTTAAGAGCTTCTCCACCTAAAGCAACGGCACCAGTCCCGGCAGCAACACCTTGCATAGCAGTAGCACCAATTGCACCTAATTCTAAAGAACCGTACTGAATATTATCCTGAACTTGAATTGATTGCGGTAGATAGAGAATAGCCTCACCTTTATTAATAGTTTTATTGGATTTTCCTTTTACGGTTTGATGTTCACTTCCAGTAAGACCAGATGTTAATATATCTTGTATAGAATTAAATTCATCTGCTGCAGCAATTCCCGCAATAGGAGCCGCGTCTACTCCTAAGGAAGCTAGGCCCTGATTAGCAAGACTCGACAAACTCTGATAGTCTTCATCAAAGGCTTCGAACCGAATAAAACCTCTATAATCATCTTTATTTTCTAGAGGAAAAACAAATTGTGGACTATATGTATTGATAGTAAATGGATATGGATCATTGGGCATATTTGCAAGCCTATAAATAGAATTTTATGAGATTATTTATATGGCTTATTCAGGTAAATACATAGTAAAACATAGAACTAAATATAAGGGTGATCCAGACAAGGTAACCTTTAGATCCATGTGGGAAAGATATTGTTTTGTATGGTGCGATAATAATCCTAACATAAAAAATTGGTCTTCAGAAGAAGTAGTTGTACCATATTTATGGGAAGTAGATAAAAAATACCATCGCTATTTTACTGATTTAAAAATAACCTTTAAAGACAATAGGACTATACTTGTAGAAATAAAGCCAGATAAAGAAACGAAACCACCTAAGCGGCCTGATAAATCAAAACGCTATATAGGTGAGGCAATGACTTACGTTAAAAATATGAACAAGTGGAAAGCAGCAAATGAGTATGCCAAAGATCGTGGATGGGAATTCCAAATATGGACTGAAAAGACTCTTACTGAAATGGGTATCATGCCTTCGCAGAGTAAAAAAGGTGCGTTGAAGCCCCTTAGGCCGATAAAGCCTATCAGTAGAAAAAAAGTCTTAAAAAAGAGATAAATAAGCTACATGAGCAACTTATTTCAAAAAATAGAACAAGACGCCTTTAGGGCAGGTATTACGCCACGCACAAGTCAGTCGCGTGACTGGTTTCGTCGTAAGGTACAAGGTATCAGACGAATCAATAGAAATCAATTAATGAAAGATGAGCAACTATCTCTCGGCAGCAGACGTCTTATTGGATCAATGCAGATGTTTTTCTATGATCCTAAGCATAAAGATAAACTCCCGTTCTATGATAGCTTTCCGCTTACTATTGTATTAAGCCCTGCACCAAAAGGATTTATGGGACTTAATTTGCATTATATACCACCTACGCTGAGAGCAAAGTTTTTAGACTCTTTATTGGATATTACAAATAATAGTAAGTATGACGAGACAACTAAATTTAACGTTACATATAATACATTAAAGAGAGCATCTAAGTTTAAATATTTTAAGCCGTGTATCAAACATTATCTTGCGGGAAACGTGAGAAGTAGATTTGCTGAAGTACACGCGCCCGAGTGGGAGATCGCAGCGTTTCTTCCAACCGCTGATTGGCAAAAAACAAGTGCTGCAGCTGTTTATTCTTCTTCAAGGAAAATGATCTAATGATAGATAAATTTAAAGGGCTTATATCTAAAAGAGATGGCATGGCTAGGTCAAGTGTATTCCAGGTCATACTTCCTTCTATCAACGGAGTAAGAGGAGAAGAAGTAAACCTCTTATGCAAAGATGTACAGTTACCAGGCAGACAGATACTAACTAGTGAGCGGCGGATCGGCATGCAAGTTGAGAAAGTTCCGTACGGGTATGCAATAACAGATACAAGTATGACATTCCACGTGATGAATGACTATGGTATTAGAAAGTATTTTGAGACATGGCAAAACTTGGCAGTTAATCAAGAAACAAAGGAAGTAGGATACCAAAGAGGGAAAGAGGGTTATGCCAAACCTGTTCTAATTAAGCAACTTAAAAAGGGATTTGGTCTTCCAGTGTATTCTACACCACTTGGGCTACCAAAACTGCCGGCAGAAATTCAAAGCCGATTGCCTAAAATCGGACCATTTGATTTTGCACAAGGTGAACTTGATTTAGATTTTGTTACAAAAGATCAAGTCGTTTATAGTTGCAGACTCATAGATGCTTTCCCGACATCAATGAATGCTATACAATTAAATAACGAGTTAGACGGTTTAGTTGAGCTTAACATTCAGTTATCTTATACTAACTGGGAACCAGTAGAATTTGGCGTTCAAAATGCCACTGAGAAATTTATTAAAACACAAATAGGGACCGCACTTAGCAGAGCATTTTCGTAAAGGATGAAATGAATGGCACTACCCAAATTAAATGATGTACCAAAGTATGAAATCACTATTCCATCAACAGACAAAAAGGTATATTTTAGACCGTTTTTAGTTAAAGAACAAAAGGTTCTGCTAATAGCATTAGAGTCTCAAGATGAAAAACAGATATTACAGGCAGTAGTAGATACTATTAAGGCCTGTATATATGAAGATATTGAAATCGATAAGTTAGCAATATTTGATCTTGAATATATTTTTCTACAAATCAGGGGAAAAAGTGTAGGTGAGAGCGCTGATCTTATAATGAAGTGCAGAGAATGCGACCACGAAAATAAAGTTAAAGTAGATCTAGAAGATATAAAAATTAAAAAGGGACCTGACAAAAAATTTGTTCTTAATGACCAGTTTACTATAGAAATGAAATATCCATCCTATGAGATTATTTTAAGAGAAGATATGAATACAGATTCGGCTGTAGAAAATATTTACAACACTGTTTTGTTATGCATGAGTTGTCTCTATACGGAAGATGATATTATTAGGTTTGAGGAATATACTGATGAAGATAAAAAGGAATTTATGGAAAGTCTTACGTCTGAACAATTTGATAAAATTGTAACATTTGTTAGTAATCTTCCTGCAATAACATATGATTTAGAGTATGACTGTGAATCGTGCGAACATAGTAATAAAGAAATATTAAGAGGAATACAAGATTTTTTATCCTAGGCCTCTCTCATGATAGTTTAATAAACTATTTCAGGGTAAACTATCAGTTAATACAAAATCATAAGTATTCATTAACTGACGTA